TGGAGGTAGTGGTAATTACATTGCAGTTGGAGCAGAAAGTGTAAGCCTAACTAATTGTATAGGGGTTGTTGTTCAAAGTGATGTTGTGAATTTTACGGGTATTAATTTAACCGATATTGTTATAGATAACACTTATAGCAATTCATCATTAATGGGTAGCGATTCGGCTAATAGCATAACGTTAACAGCTAACACTACAATAGATGCAACATACAACAATAGAATAGTTTATGTTGATTGTACGGCTGGTAACGTAACAATAACATGGGATGTTGCTGATATGATTGATTACAAGGTTTATTTTGTAAAGACAGATGCAAGTGTAAATACCGTAATCTTTACTAATAATATAGGCGGCGGAACTGTAAGCGGTGCAGCTATGCCTTATGTAGGTATTGCAGCTCAATGGGGCAAAATAACATTAACAACAACAGGGGCAAATTTATTTATAATATAATGGCAGAAAAAACAGTAATAAGCATCGAGGTTGATGGGGTGCAAAAGTCTATTAACTCCGTTAAGGAATTAAAAGCTGAATTAAAAGCTGCTCAATCGGCTGCCTTAAATGGCGATGGTAAAGCAGCTAAAAGAGTTGCTGAACTTAAGGATAAAATGGATGACCTTAAAGACACTACAAAGTCTTTACAAGGTAGCGGAGTTGAAAAGATTGGCTCAGGGTTTAATTTATTAGGGCAAGGATTTAAAGACCTAGATTTAGATAAAATCAAAACAGGGTTTAAAGGCTTAGGCTCTGCTATGTCCGCTATTCCTATTTTCTTAATTATAGAGGGGATAAGTTATTTAGTTCAAAACTTTAATGAGTTATCGCAAGGCAGCGGAGTTTTAGCGACTATTCTTAGAAGTGTTGGCGATGCAGTTAGTTGGTTAATTGATGGCTTTACTGACTTAATAGGCGTTACGGATGAATCAACTAGGGCGTTAGAGAAACAAGGCGAGGAGCTTGTTAAATCAAATGAGAAATCTCAGGAGGCTTTAAAAAATACAACTAGCGAATTTGATAGACAGTTAACGGTTGCTAAGGCTAATGGCGAAAGTACTATTAAAATTGAACAAGCCAAACAACAAGCTATTATCGATACCAATGTAGAAATAGCAAAAGGTATTGAGGCGCAAGTTAGAGCAGGAGGGGAATTTACAGATGAAATGAAAAAGCAATTATCTGCTAGTTTAGAAACTATTAAGAACGCTAAGGTACAACAATATGTAATAACTGAAACAGATAATAAAGCTAAACAAGAACAATATAAAAAGCATTTAGATGAATTAAAGAAAGTAGATGAATTACACAATGCTACTAATAAAAAACTAACAGAACAACGTAGGGCTTTAGATAAACAGTACCAAGCTGAGCAGGATGCTGAGGACTTAGCTTTAGCAAATCAAAGAGCTAAACTTCTTGATGATATGCGAAATCAAAAAATCGCAAATGAGAAACAAGATGCTTTAGATTTTATCGCAAATGAGAAACTAAAAGAAGATGCCGAGAAAAAAAGGATAGAAGATAATTATGCTTTAGCTACAAACTCACTAAACGCAACACAACAATTAACCGATATATTCTTTAACTATAAAATGTCAAAAGCTGAGAAAGGCTCTAAACAAGAAGAAGATTTAGCAAGAAAACAATTTAATATCAATAAGGCTTTACAGTTAGGTTTAGCTACAATTGATGGATTTAAAGCTATTTCGGCATCCTTAGCCTTGTCTCCCGTTGCAATTGGAGCAGTTCCTAATCCTGCTGGTATTGCATCATTAGCTTTTGCGGCCATCTCAACAGCGGCAACAATCACTAAAATAGCAACATCACAATTTAAAAGTAGTGGTAGTGGAGGTAGTAGTGGAACGCCCGATGTTGGAACGCCATCAATACCAAATAGTGTGCCAAATATAGCAGCTCCAACAAGTCCTAACACGGGAGCTACAACAACTTTTACAGGGAATAAAAATAATAATTTCCAACCTGTTAAGGCTTTTGTAACTGAAAGCGATATAAGACATTCATCACAAAGGATTGATACAGCTATTAGCCAAAGCACATTCTAAAGTAAACAAACAAAATAATTTAGTATTTAATAATTATGGAACTAATAGATTTAACAATTGAAGACGATGTAAAAGATGCTAGTGGCGTGACTGCTATTGCAACTGTCGACAGTCCGGCGATAGAACAAGGTTACTTCGCCTTTGGTTCTAACAAAGAATTAAAAACAATTCGTATCACTTGTGGTTCACAAAAAGGGAACTTTGCAACACCAACGGGAGATAGACAAATCTTAGCAGGTGCATTAATGATACCTGACATGGCTATACCTCGCATTGATGAGAAAACCAAAAAGGAATATAACGTTAAATTTTCATCTAAAACAATTGAGCAAATTGTAAAGAAACATGCTAAATTAAGCTACGCTAATAACGTAAACCAAATGCACGATAACACACGAATGATTAACGATAGCTACTTATATCAATCGTTTATTATTAATCGTGCTATGGGTGTTAATCCACCTTTAGGGCAGGAGCATTTAGTTGATGGGACTTGGTTTGGTTTTATTTACATAGGTGACCGTAACGTTTGGGATGAGTTTATTAAAACGGGAATTTATACAGGCTTTAGTGTTGAGGGTAATTTTTATGAAAGTGCAGCAACCGAATTAAGTGATGAATTTTGCGCCCATTTGCTAAGCGTAATTTTAGAGTAAACAAAACTAAAGCTTAAGTATTTAATAGATATGAACGATAAAAAAACATTTAAAGATTTGGTAAACTCAATTTTAAGCCCCGAACAAAAGGAAACTTTTGCAAAAGCTTTTAAATTTGAAACACCAATTCCAGTCGTAGAGCCTGTGAATAACGCAGATGCTAAGACTGTTCCGCCTGTAGCAGGTGAGATTAAAACTAAAGATGGTACGGTAGTAAAATACTCAACTCCATCTGCTATTCCAAACGAAACAATTGTAACGGTTGTAACTCCTGATGGCGAACTTCCTGCACCTGCTGGAGAACACGTATTAGAAAATGGAGACACTTTAACAATTGGCGAGGCTGGTCTTTTAGTAGAATTTAAACCTAGCGAAGTTGTTGAACCCGTTGCGCCTGTAAATCAAGAGGCTATGGATGCTGCGGTTAACGATGTTAACGCTAAGTTAGAAATCGCTAACAAAACTATCTCGGCTTTGGTAGCTCGTTTTGATTCGGTAGAAAAAGATAATACAGAATTAAAATCAACTTTAGCAACATTCTCAAAAACGTTTAACGATTTATTGAATACACCAATGGCAGATCCAATTGTTGCGCCTGAGCGTTCTTTCTCTAAATCAGATAAAATGTTTGGTAAACTAGGATTAAAATAAATAAATATAAACAAATAAAAAAAACATAAAACAATGGCATATTCAATAACAGCGGTTGCATACGTAGAGCAACCAGAACAACTAATCTACGCTAAATTATTTACAGGTTCGCCAACAATGGACTTAGTAAAAAACAAACAAACTGGTATCAAATCAGCTGAAACTATTAGCGTTGTTAATACTCGTGGAGTATTTCAAGCTCAAGCGTGTTCTTTTAACGCATCGGGTTCAACTACAATTACTCAACGTACTATCACAGTAGGTAAATCAAAAATTGATATGCTTTGGTGTGAGCGTGATTTAGAGCCGTACTTTACACAAAAGAAATTAGCAGCAGGTGGAGATTATGATTCTTTAGCTTACACAAAAGAAATCATTGACAACACAATGGAATATGCTAAACGTGATATCGAGGTTGCTTTATGGCAAGGTGATACAACTTCATTAAACGCTTACTTAAATCGTTTTGATGGATTTGTAAAAATCATTAATGCCGCAACTATTGGTGGTACTTACTCAGGAACTGTATGGAGTGAGGCAAATAGCCGTACTGTTATCAAAGGATTAGCTAATTTAGTTATTGCTGACAATGATGTTTATCAAGGCAACCCAACTATCAAAATGTTAATGTCTCCACAAATGGCAGCTAACTACCGTTTCAAATTACGTACTGATAATTTATTCAATACTACAGGCGAAGAAACTAAGTTATACGCTGAGGGTGCAAACATTGAAATCGTTGAGATTGCTGGTTTATCTGGTTTAAGTTACATCTACGCTATCGAGCCTGAAAATATGTACATCGGTACTGACATGGCAAACGAAGAGGAGAAATTCAAAGTTTGGAAATCAGATGACGACCAAAACCTTAAGTTTCACGCTGAGTGGAAACTAGGAGTTCAAGTTGCATTCCCAACTAGAATTTACAAGTACTTAGGAGTATAAATAAATTGAGGGGTTATTAAGTTAACCCCTCTTAATTAAAAAAAATATAAAAACATGGCATTATCAAGCTGCCCGATAACATCGGGAATATCAAGGGACTGTAGAGATGGTTCGCCTGGATTAGTTAACGTTTATGCCGTTGAGTATTCAAACTATACGCAAGGAACTATTACTACTGCAAGTGGTAGTATTACTAACGTAGCCTCATTTTTAGCTAGTGGAAAAAAGATGTGGGGTTTTGAATTTGACTACGGTAAAGCAGACGAAACAGAAGTATTAACAAATAACACAAACGGTACAATGTCAAATGCAATTACTTTAAATTTATACATTCCAAAGAAACAAGCGGCTGTTGCTCAACAAATTTTATTGTTAGCTAAGCAAGATACTATTTGGATGGTTAAAGATAAGAATGGCGCATTTAGACTATTAGGTCAAGAGTTTGGAATGAGAATTACAACGGCTACTGCTGCAAGTGGTAAGCTAGGTAATGATGATTCTGGATATACAATTATATTAACAGGCGAAGAGAGAACTTATGCAAATGTAGTTCCAAGTGCTTTAGCTGCTTTATTATTGTTACCTGCTTAATTAAATTTTCTTTTCATGTGTTAAGTGCCAACCCCGTAAGGTTGGCATTTTTATTTAGTAACAATTCAAAGTTTTTAGTATTTAATATATAAGATGATGCAATTAATTACAGGAGCTAATACCATTGATATTTCGGTAACGGAAAATTCAACTATTGCAAATCCTGAATTTGTGTTTGTTTTCATTAATGATAACACGGGGCGTAAAGTAGCTTGTACAAATACCTATACTGAATTAGATAATAACAAGCAACGTTTTGTTATAACCGTTGGAGTGGTTACACCTTTAACGGGTGGCGTTTTATTTGATGACTATGGTAGTTATTCATTTTACGTTTATCAATCAGTAGATGCTAGTTTATTCGATTATACAAATATAAATACAACAGACATTAGAACGTTAACGGGCGAAGTTGAAAACGGTAAGGCGTGGTGGGAAGCTCCATCGGTAACAAACATATACTATAAAGATGTAAGGACATCAATCGTAACAAATGGCCAATAATATAACGCAAGTAGGTAACCTTTTACAAATAGAATTTGATAGCTCGTTTCAACCTGCTATTAGAAAAATGTCTAGTGGTAAATACTTACAATGGGGTGAGCATAATTCGCACCCAAATTATTTATTAGAACTATACAATCGTGATGCTGTTCATGGTGCTATTATAAAGGCTAAGGCTGACCATGTTTATGGTAGAGGCTTATGTTATGATGAGAGTAAATTAACATTAGCACAACAAGCACAATACGATAATTTCTTATCACACGCTAATCGCTTTGAAGATTGGAATAGTTTATTTAGAAAAAACGTAACACCTTTTGAAATCTTTGATGGCATAGCTTTACAAGTAGTTTACGATTTTAACGGCAGAATAGCAGAAGTTTACAATCAAGAATTTAGTAAATTTAGACGCTCACCAGATGGTAAAACAGTTTTCTATTGTGAGCAATGGGTTGATGATAACGGTTGTGTAAATGACCAAGCGCATAAACACAAATCATTTGTTGAATACCCAATTTTTAACCCTAACATTAGAACAGGCACTCAAATCTTATATTATAAAACCGAGGTTATGAGTGCAATGGAATTTGGTAACATTTACCCCGCTCCAAATTATCAACAAGGTTTACAAGATATTGAAACAAACATTGAGATAACTAATTTTAATTATAGCCATCTTAAGAATGGAATGTTTGCAAGTGCTATGTTATCTTTATTTAATGGAGAACCAACTCAGGAAGAACAAAGAAAATACGCTAAGTTTTTTGATAGAAAGTTTAAAGGCACTTCTAACACGGGTAAAATGATGTTTAACTTTGTTGATAAAGGCGGTCAAAAAGCTGAGTTAACAACGTTCTCACAAAGCGATTTAGATAAAATGTTTGAGCAGGTTGCTAAACGTTCACAACAAAATATATTTACCGCTCACAGAACAGACCCTGCATTAGCATCTATTTTTGATGGTTCGGTTAACATTGGGGATAACACTATTTATTTACAGAAGTTTGAAAGATGGCTGTTTAGTTATATTGAGCATCGTCAAGAAATACACTTAAATATAATTAAAGATTTAGCGGCCGTTAACGGTGTTGATTTATCTTTATTAGAAATTAAACAGAAACAACCGGCTAATGTAGATTTACCTTTTGATACTGCTTTACTTCAAAGTCTATTTGATTTAGATACTTTACGTGAGCATTATTCTAAAAAGTTAGGTATTGAGATAAAAGATAAAGTAACTGTAGATGGCGACCTTGCTGATATACCAGAAACGCAAGTTAACGAGCATTTAAAGAACTTAACAGGCAAACAATGGATTAACATTAAACGTTTAATTCGTGAGGTTGCAAATCAAAAGACTACTAAAGAAGTAGCTGCAATGATGTTAAAGAATAGTTACGGTTTATGTGACCAAGATATTAATATATTATTTGCAACACCTGAGGCTCAATTTAGTAAGTTTGATAAAAATGTAGACATGACTGATTATGTGCTATCTTTATTCGAGGGTAGTGCAATTGATGATAATGATGATGTAGTAGTAAGTGAGGAGTTTGTAACATTTGGTAGCAATGCTGAAGCTTTTAATTTTGAATTTGCAAAACATAAATTTGTTACAGATGCAGAAAAACAAGTATTAGATTTATTAAAAGGCGCACCAGAAACAACACCAGAGAAAGCTGCAAAGATGTTAGGTTTAGATGTTGAAACGGTTAAGAATATAATTAACAGTTTAGTTGTTGCAGGTTTAATATCTTCAATAAACAATGTTGTATCTATTACACCTAAAGGTTTAGAAACTAACACGCCTAAGATTGAAACGGAACTATACACCGTTTACAAATATGTAACCCGTGACGATGTGCCAAGAGTAGAAACAACTAGCAGACCGTTTTGTAAAAGACTATTAGCATTATCTAAATTTAGAACGTGGACACGTGATAGCATAGATGATATTACTAATGTATTTGGAGAAGATGCTTGGTCGTTTAGAGGTGGTTTTTATACCAACCCAGAAACAAAACAAACAACTGCTTATTGTCGTCACATCTGGAAAGCAATAACTAAATCAAGAACTAAGAAATAATGGCTAGTTTAATTATAAGTGAAAACTATTTAAAAGAATATACCAACATCAACAAAAATGTTGATATGACTATATTAACCCCTATACTTCAAGAAGTGCAGGACTTTTATATCATTCCATTATTAGGAACTAATTTATATAATGAAGTGTTAGGTCAAGTAACAGCATCAACTGTTACTGCTTTAAATCAAACGTTATTAGATTTAGTTGTGCCTTGTATGTTACACTATGCTAAAATGGAGGCTATGCCAGACATGAAGTATAGACTAATGAATAAAGGCGTAATGATTAAGAATAGCGAAAATTCATCTGCTGCCGATTTAGCCGAGATACAATTCTTAATGGATCGGTCAAAAAACAAAGCGGAGATTTACGCCCAACGTGTTACTAACTATTTAAACAGATATGTTAGTAGTTACCCTTTATACATTAGTAACGCTGAACGTGATGAAATAATGCCTAATAAAAATAACTTTACAAGCGGCATTATGATAGACGACGATAACGATTGTGATTGCGATAATTATATATATAAATAATGGGAATCAAAAAAGAACACATTAAAAAATTAGAACAATTCGAGAAAGCAAATGTTAAGCCAAAACCAACTAAAACAGTTATTCAACGACAAACAAACAAACCACAACCAGCTAAGTAGTGGTACTTTTTTGTTTGACCGAGTTCCTGAGTTTGGAGCTGCTGAACAAATAACTTACCCTTTAATGGGGGTTACTGTTAATCCTGTTATATTAGATGGCAATATACATACTTCATCTTTTGCTTTTGTATTCTTAGATTTAGTACATCAAGACAATAGAAATATGGATGTGCTAATGAGTGAAATGCAAAAGGTGGCATTAGAGATATTCTCACAAATTAGATATGATTTAGAGGTTTATTATAATGTTACTATTAATGAAAATATAACTTTAGAGCCTTTACAATCGGTTTATGATGATGATGTAAGTGGGTGGGGTTTTGAGTTATCAGTAGTTCAACATTATGACCGTTCGGTTTGTTCAACGCCTGTAACTAATACAGCTGGCATAGTTACAATAGTAGACCAAGACGGGAACGTTTTAACTACATTAAACCCTAATAGTACTTATACGGTTGAAGTATTACAAGAGATTATACAAACATTAACCGACCCTGCACCAGCAACAATAATACAGACTTTATAAATGGCAACAGTAGAATTAAGATATTCCCCACAAAACACGGCATGGTTTACTACTAATGCTGCAATGATATTAAAAGCGGGAGAACCTGCCTATCATGAAACAACGGGGTTATTTAAGTTAGGGGATGGCGTAACGGCTTTAAGTGCTTTAACTTTTTTACCAACGGTTACACCAACAACTCCAACCTTACAACAAGTCTTAACGGCTGGTCAAGTTGCAACAACAACAATAGAAACAACGGGTTTTATTAAAACAGGTGGCACATCTTCACAATTTTTAAAAGCAGATGGCACTATTGATAGTTCAACTTATTTAACTTCATTAGGAACAGCAGCAACAAGTTTAACCGTAACAGGTTCAAGTGGTGCATCTACATTAATTGGAAACGTTTTAAATGTACCTACTTATACTTTATCAGGATTAGGCGGTCAACCATTAGATGCCGATTTAACATCATGGGCAGCTATAACAAGGGCGGCTAACTTTGATACTTTTGTAACAACGCCAAGTAGTTTAAATTTATTAAATTTAT